CAGACCTGCAGCATCCCTTGGTTGACGATATCTGCAAGACTACCCTGTGGGTCGTAGGCAATAGCTGCGCGGAGAGTGTCAGGGTCGTTACGGCGGCCGAAAAAGTGTCGCCTACGGCCTGTTAGGGACGTGAGAAGGCCTTCTCTTCGAAGTGTATTATCCGTCCATTCGTGCCATTGCAAATGCGCGGGGAAGGCTTGGAAATATACTGGTTGAAACTCCATAATCATTCCAATCGGAACTTTAGCTTGAGTGGAAATGGTTTCAGGTTGACCACCGTAATTTGTCCCATGTCCAATCTTCTTGCACATGAACCTTCTAGAATAATGTCGATAGTACGGCTCTTCAGCAAGCTCTTTATCAATAGCGCTATCACCCGTCCACGAAAGGTTTTTCCAACAAAGCTTAGCGACGCTGGTATGTAGGTCTCCGGATTCGCAGGCGTCGAGATATCTCCCGTCGTTGAACAAGTTCCATTCGATTCCTCCGACACATCTACTCTCCCCTTGCTCTGCATCAAAATATCCTAATTTATATCCTCTGTCAGCGATAAAGCAGCTTCTAAGGGATTCTTCGATATTTTGTAGGTTCGTTCCAGTCCCGAACTCGGAAAAGCTGGAAGATAGGCGTCCAGTTGTTGTTCCTCCAATGTTGTAGGAAGTTCGAATTCGACCGTCAGGATCAATTTCAGTCTTAAGGACGGAAATCTTTTTACCAAGTTCTCGCATTGCTTTAATATGGCTAACCATCGGCCTTGCGATGAGGTAGCTTTCCATGCGCTCAAGAGCCCCCCGATCCACGGTTGGTCGGCCTTTCTTTCGTATAACCGGTACACCAATTTTATCATAAAATAACTCCATCACGTCTTTGGGTGAATTTGGATTGAAGTTCCATAAGCCGAAGGATTCGCCTACGATCCGCTGGAGGTTAGCCTGGAGGTGGTCGATCTTATTGACATACTCCTCCACGACTTCATCCCGTCGATGCAGATCAATCCTCACTCCTCTCAGCTTCATCTCCAGCGTAGGCCCTTGCAAGGCCTTGGAGAATTCGTAGGTAGCCGAAGTCTGGTTATCGAGTTCCGGTTGTAACACTTCGAGAACTTCAGCTGTGATAAGAGTATCCAATCCATTATATACCTGATCTTTCTCCCAAGAGGATAGGTCTTCGGGTTGGACCTTCGATGTATCTATTATTTTCATATGCGCCGCTCATGATGATATTTCCAAGTTCCTCGGGTCTTAAAGTCTTTTTTGATAAACTCAAAAACTTCCTTGTCGTCCCACCCAATAAAAGATGGATAAGGTGATGGACGGGCAGCAAGAGTGGGATTTAGTTTCCAAATCCAAAAAGCTTCAGTTACCATTCTTAATAAATTATTACGAACTTCTATGAATTTGACGATCTTTACTTGATCTTGCGAAAGTGCTGCGGATTTTCTATAACCTCCACCCGATAGACCTCCCGATAGATGGCTTCCATTTGACAAACCGTAATGACTTATGACTCTTTTTATAACGTTAGTCGATTCTCCGACATATCTACACTCTATTTCGTTGTATAGAATATAGACGCCAATTAATTCCTTAAATATAAAAATATGTGAAATATCACTAGGAGAACCTATGCTATACATTTAATCCTCCTTAATAGTATCTGTTTTTCGCATCTTTTTCCAACTCCCGTGATCAGTGTAGATTGAGCCTAAATAGCCTAAACTTTTTTCACTTTCAGGATATAAGGCGTGGTGTAAAAGAAGGGTATCCTCTTCCGCATTCATGACTTTGATCCCGTAGGCTCGCCAGAGGAAGGAGATGTCGTACATGCCGTTTTGGAAGGTTTTCTTCGTTCGAGGCTCGTTAAGAATCTCGCGGATAATGTCCCAAGCCGCTCGTTCACTTGTTGGATTAGTAAAGTAGTTTCTACCATTTTTACTTGGTCGAACGAATGGAATAACAATGCCAATGCTTGGGGATGGAGCAAATCCAATACATGTAACTGCTCTTCCAGCTGTTTCAATGTCGACGGAAAGGAGTTTACAGCCGTCGATATAGTCATTCTTGAACGTGCGGATGTCATCAAGGGTCGGCGCGATCCAGATTTCACAGCGTGGTCTCCTTATTTCAGGGAATTTCGATTCTCTCGCAGCTTTGATAAAATCCGCAACTGTAGTCGGCCTGTACTCCCAATTCCTCATCACCGCCGCCGGATGGTAAACCGGCAATACCTTATACCCCTTCACGGTATGAGTAGATATGTGGGTAGTTCCTCTAATGGTGCTGATCTTAGTGTTTCCGAGTAGAGCCCAGCACGCAGTGTTTCCGCAAGCAATAATAAGGTTTGGGTCCTGCCTAAGCAATTCATCGGCAAGTCGATCAATCTCCGGCTCGAACTCGATTCTAAAATACTTAGACTTTCCGAAGGAAGGAAGACCACTAATTGCCGTTGCCCGTGGCCCACATAGATCTTCGATCTTGTTTCCGGCAGGCCGTAGGTTAAATACATTAGTTCTATAAATCTCCGGGTGCATTCGCCAGACCATGTCAATAAGTCTAGGGTCTCGATCAACCCAGAATTTGTATATATAACTCTGATCTTCCGCAGTGAGTTCAAGGATTCCGCCCTCATGAAGCATTCGCAGTAGCTCTATGCCACTGCTTCCAACGAAAGCTTCCTTTATTCTGGCTTCATTTTCGCCATAACTTTCTCCCACAATCACGACGTCAGTCATGTAAATCGACCCAAGTCGTCTCGAATTTGTTCGCTCATATGTTCTTTACTGTGACAACCTGTGCATAATACTTCTAAGTTAGCCTCAGTGTTATTACTTCGATCTCTGTCTTTGTGATGTCTGGGTAATTCTTTTGTAGGATCGTGTAATCCACATCTTTCACATATATGTAAATTTCGTCCAATTTGAGTTAATACTATTCGAGTAAGTCTTTCAATAGATGACCTGCTTAAGCCATCGACATAAGAGCTATTCTTTTCTCCGGCTTGATCTCGATATTGCCTTGGCCAAGTGATACCAAAATAAAGGCAGCATCTGGAAATTTCTGATTGTTTAACTCCCAGATGCTGAGCTAAGGCAGCTTGAGACATTCCACTATTTAGATATGGCATAATGGCATTCTTTAATTGCTGTCTATTCACTGTTACCTCACTGCTATGATAATCGCAAAGCCAAGCGCTATGCAAGCAATTTCAAACGGGGTCATTTTTTCCTCCATCTAACCACCCTCCGGGCGAGTGGTCTGAATACTTCCCGAAGGGTGGCCAGGGTGTGAGACTGAGAACCGAAGACTCCTAGTGAGCCGGTGACCGACCGGTGGCGGAAAGAAGGGAGAATCCCTTCTATGTCTACGACTCCAACGGAGCCGTTTGATCAATTTCCCAAAACACACCCTTGCCGTCCTTCGACGGAGTGTGTTTCACATGGCCGAGGAACTGGCAGTTCGGAGTTTCATCGAGCATTGCTCGCGAAGGCTTGTTGCCGTCCTCGTCGTCGATCTTGAGATCATCTTTCATGAACTCGGTGAGACGGTAGGCGGACTTTTCAGTCAAGTAGAAGGTGATCTTGCCCTCCTTGCCAACAAGCCCGCCGCATTCCTTGAGTGCGTCGGTATCAACGTCGTCCAACGGAGACGTAGGCACCACGGTGAACTCAGCGAAGTCGGTTTGCTTCAGCGAAGACTTATCAAGCCTTGGCAAGCCGCGCACAGTCCACACATATGTTCCAGTCGGCAACGGCGGGGGACGTTTAATCTCTCCCGAAGGCCGGTCGAGAATCGAAGAGAAGGTTCCGGTAACAGCCATAGGCTCTTTTCTCCATGTTGAAAGGCCAGAGTGGAATCGGCTCATGCAGTAGCGGCCTTTACAGCCCACATAGCCGCATCTTCGTAGTGAGTTTGGGCGAGAGAGCAGAGGCGGATAAGCTCTCCCTTGTCTGAGACTTTAGAGCCTTTTAGAAGCTCACACATATCGATAAGCTCTGCTGACTTCATCTTGATCTCATCGACGAGTGAATTTTGTGATGGGTTGAAAGCGGCTCGGACTCGGCGCTGGCCGAGGGTCTGGGGTGGGTTCGACAACGGGTTCGGGTTGTCCATTTCCTGCTCCGATATCATCTGTCTGTTCCTCTTCTGTTAATGGCCCACGTAGTAACTCAAAGTACGTCGCGAGCCCTGTTTCCACCGGAAGGCTATCAGGCACTCCCGTTGGAATTCCGTTGGCAAGGTCGATCATCGCATCGGATTTAAGTTGGATCGTCCGTTTGCCTGAAAGGTTCTTGAAACGAATGTAATTCGGGAAGTACTGTGGAATCTTCGGTGAAAGAGCCTTCCCTACGCCTTGCGGAAAGAGCTTGGTCGTTCCGTCTTTCAACTCTATATATTGTCCATGACAGATCACTATTACATTTGTGCCAAAGGCGTCCGAAGTTAGCCATCCCAAGGTGCTCTCTATGGCATCCTGAGCATCTCCGTAGGTGGCACGAGGATCGGACTCTCCTGATTTACCAACAGGTGTAAGAGGTTCCCTGAAGTCATACGCAGCGTCGCAGAAACGACTAAGGGAGTCCAGAACAAGGATACAGTTTTGACCCCATTTGGCAGGACTTCCATAATCAATTTCATCTCCATCGGGAGTTTTATAGCGCCAGCGGTCGAGCATCTTGAGACCTTCTGCAAAAGCTCTGGGAGTTCCGTCAATGACTGGGCCAAGCGGAGTATGCTTGCGCTTATCTCGAAGGGGTCGGAACTCGACATTTTCAATCCTTTCAGGACATTGTTCCATGATAAGTTTGTAAAGGATATCGAGGAGGTTGTCGTAGTCGAGGATGCGAAGCTTGTAACCGGCCTTCACAAGGCTCACGAGACTTCCGGTCTTCCCGGACTTGGCATCGCCGAGGAGAAGGAGTTTGGTGAATCGTTGGGATTTGTGTTGGGAGAGGGAAGGCATTCTGGCTCCATGTGCTGAAAGGTTATTTTAACGGTATCACCTACGTCCCACGCAGGGCGGTCAATGCCAAAGTTGAGACTTTCCCAGCTTCCTTCGAATTGAACAAACCATCCATCAGGCTGATTCCGCCACTCGATTCGTTTCACGATGGCCCAGATTGAATACTGAATCTTGATCTTCACCTTACCGCCAGCGGATTCCATGGTTCTACCCTTTCAAAATCTCCAGCGAGGAATTTCTCGCGAATCTGAGGTGACTTCGAGCATATCTTGCGGAACTTACAACCCCCGTACATACCGCAGGCAGTGTCGTTCATAGGCCAATATTCCGCTTTCGCGTATTCTTCCGCAAGTTGAAACCAGTAATGGAGGTCATTGACCCATTCGTCAATTTGATCCGGATTACGGTAGGTGAAGCCCCTTTCGAACCTGGAAAATCCGATTGCCACCTGCGCTGCGTCGATGATAACTCCCCTGATAGCCGTGTCAAATAGAACCTGACCCGCCAATGTATATAACGACATCTGGTTTTCCGGATCGAAGTTGTCAAAGTAATATCCCTCCGGGGTTATCTTGGTAGTTTTCCGATCCATGACGAAGAGTTCATCGTTGAAAGTTACCACGCGATCAAGATGGCCGCAGAGGAGGTAGGGTTGAGCAGAGCCTTCAAGTTCGTTGCCATCTGGATCGTATTTTGGTCCCGCTTTTGGTCCCCAATCCAAGCTAAACCTGAAACTCAGTTCACACCCGATCTTCCCGCCTTCCAAAACCACCGTCTTTGTAACGTCCCGTTGGAATTTTTCCAAGTACCAGATTACAGTTCGCGTGAGGGTTTTACGGTTCTTGTAAGGGTTATCCGAGTCCCAATCAGAAGTTCTTAGCAATAAAGCCTTAACAACTAAGTGTAAGGCGTCATTGTGCTTAATACCTGTAGACAAAGCCAATTCATATTGATGCAACGCTTCATGATACTCAATCCCGAAGCGTAGGTGGACATTATCCTCCTTCGGCTGCCAACCTTGGATCATCTGGTAGTAATACAGGCGAGGGCAACGCTTGAGATATCCTAGGCTAGTGGAATCCCACGCATACTGAACTTTTGTTCCTGTTAGGAAAGGGCTTTCTATGAGCCCAACTTCGGACTGTCCAGGGGTGGAATCCGGTAAGCTTGGCGATTCTTGCACAACTAAACCTCATCTTCCGAGCTTTGTGAATTATCTCGATTATTCTCCGTCGATGCTTTTTTGAGATTATCAATCTCCCTTGTGAGATACCAGCGAGCTTTTTCAAGATTTTCGATTGGGTCTCCCTTTGCGTCCACTCGGCTAATGTATTTGATTGTATTTCCAAGATTGAAGTTAAGGTTCCAGGCTTCGATGACTCGGATGGTTTCATAGACATCTCCAGCACGGTAATGGGAAGGGTGATTGACGAGGTTGTAAGGTGGCCTTTCAAAACCAATCCCTAATTTTTTCAATTTATCGAACTTGTCTGCCATTCTTCTTCCTCCAGTTATACGATGGGTCTTGGTTCCAACGAGGCATACCATAGTCCTCGCCGTAGTGTTGAGCCTCGTCCCAGTTCTTCATACTTTCTTGGGCCAACCAATGGATTGTATTTGGATCAATAGGCATGCCAACTGAAGGTACTCCGGGTAGACCTTGAATATCGACAGGGTTTATCATATAGCCTTCGGCTGGTTGCTCAGGCTTTGGCAACGATCGCTTGCCGTACATTAGATTCTCCGTTTCATCGGTTCCGGTGCCTTTACCAAGCCCAATTGAACTAAATCCACCTTCTTCCCTTCGGCTTTCTTCGAAGGCTTGCCATCATCATATTCTCCTCGCGCTTTGCGCTGATAGGCGATGATATCATCGATATCTTGCTCAGAGAGTTCCAAGGGATCGAGATTCATGAGATCGTCGAGTTCGCGAGTCACGTTATTCTCCTGTAGGGCCAACTGGACTTAGTATTGTTGTCCGTTCATCTCTTCGTCCATAGTTCATCACTTCTCTCCGCATGATTCTGCGTAGCTCTACACTCCAGCCATAGCCGAACCTCTTTTCAAAGAACTTAATATCTTCCTCATAGAGATTCACTGTTACCTTGCGAAGCGTTTCCGATTGCATCTTTGGCCCTTTCTCTGTCGATGATACAGATTCCAACCTTCGTTTTAACAAGGCTCAAACGATCCAAGTCCTTATCCCCTGAAGATACTCTTGCCGTGTATAACGTTTGCATCAAGTAATTATGATCATTCGTAGGAATTTCTACGCCTAGCTTCGCCTGTGCCGCGCGATACCAGAGATTCATCGCGGCTTCGTTGGAGATCATTCGATAGCTTCCACATGGCTAGGGGCAAGGGCTTTCTCAAGATACACCCACCATTCTTCGTTTTCATCAACCCTCACGGTGAACACAAACTCATCATAGATGCTCGCTCCGTGCATCTTCGTGCCGGCAGGAAAGGCTTCGGCGTTAAAGTTTCGGTCAAGCTGCCGCGAGCGGTTCAATCGCAAGCGATAGGTCATCGCAGCCTGCCGCGTGCCAATATGGACCCGCGATCCTTTTTCTTCGGCTAATGCCTTATCCATCAGGTCGTATTCTTTTTGATAACTAAGGCGACTAGTACTCATGGTCATTCCTCAATCTCCTTTAGTAGTCCTTGATCGTCTTCTCCTTCACACCAAAAGCAATCTGAACACTGCCAAGGACCATACTGAATACCAACTCCGATATCTACCTCATCTCGAAAGCAAGGCCCATCACATAGTGGACATTTTGTCTTTTCCATTATTTGATCCTCACTGAGTCGATTTCATAAAGCTCACGCCTTGCGCGGGTTGTTATCACATATCGAAGATTTAAATCCTGATCATCGCTACCACAGAGCCAAGGGTCGAGGTGATAGACTACATCAAACTCTAATCCTTTTGCCTTGTGGCCGGTCGTTAACGTAATCGTCCCGCGTTGTGCAAATAGATGCTCCGCGTGGTCAATCGCTAAACCCAATGTCTTTCCAAAGCCTGCGAAAACCTTCATACATTCTGCAATATCATCGGCGGTTTTGGATTCACGATCAAGCTTTCCACTACGCCAATTTTCAATAGCGGACACGACTCCGTGTATGGGCATCTCTTCGCTACCAAGTCTGCGCATAATCGCAATAATTTTGGGCCCGACTTCGCTTCCCGCCACTGTAACTGAGCGACCGCTTTGCAACATTCGCATCGCAAGCTTAAACAATGGGGCGTTATTACGACAGATAATTGCCGCCCCGTCAGGAATGTCGGCCGTAGATAAGTCCCTAAGGATTTCATACTTCCCCTCC